TGGCTTCTGTTGTACAAAAATATAACAGTCTTGTAGGAGTTGACCCTACTACATCTGCACCTTCTTTATCATATAGTAAAAATGAACAATCTTTAGTTTCAACAGCTTCTAAAGCTTTTTCCAAATCACTAGTATTTTCATAAGTTTCCGTCCCACCTGTGAACAATATATTCCCTCCTGACACCAAAGCTGTTATGTCAGTATCAGATATAACTCCTGTCTGAGAAGTTACCAAAAGGAACCCTAAACCAAAATTATAATCTGATAGCATCCAAGAGCATAAATCTTCTAAAGTTCCTACTTCTGGAGAAACTGATATCACTTCTGGATTAGCTTGACTCTTCTTTATTTCATCGAAAGGCAAATTATCAGAAGCTTCTCCTGTATAAGTTGAAACCCAAAATTTAAAGTAAACTTTAGTAGTGTCTTTAATGCCTTTATGTGCAGTGATAGCATAACCTTTTACCAGAGAAGAATTTTCCAAAACACCGTTAGAAAAAGTTCCTTCATCTCTAGTTTTTATAGAAAGACTTTTTGTCAAAGAAGTAAAAGTCAATTCTGCACTAGCACAGGTACTAGTTCTTGCTGAAATAAATATTACTTGAGAAACTCCAGAAGTATCAACCATTTTAGATGGTTTAAAAAGGCTATCTGCAAGATTATACCATTTCCCACCTTTTACGAAGGCTTTCATGGCTTCAGGTGATTCAAAAGTATAGACAGAGTTTTTTCCTTGTTTCAATTCTCCTGAAACACCTGAACCTCCACCCCAACCTTGATTTGAACCTGTATCGATTATCAAAACTTTACCATAACTAGCTACGGTTGCTGGTGAAGCTACTTGAGCTTTGATCTCAGAATAAGCTCCAGGTAATTTTACTACTTTATTTCCAAAATAATATTGAGTTGCCATTTCTTCTTTTTATTTATACATGTAAATATAATAATTAATTACTAAAGAACTTTGTTTTCTTTGAAAAACTTTTCCCATTCCTCTTCAGTTTTCTCAACTAAAAGTAAACCCATCTTTTTTACCCAAAGTTTAAAACCTGGATGTAAAGAAAATAATTCTGAAGCCTGTCTTCCATTCAAAAGTAAATTAGTAACTTCCGTGTTTGTTTTAGCCATAATTTAATTATTTGTAAATTTTATCTTAACATCTGCAATAATACTTGCTATATCAAAAGTTTGTAAAGTTTTCTCAGCTAACCCGTAAGCCTCAATTCCTGTATGAATCCAAGAATCTGGATCTGATAAATCTGAAACTCTTCTAAAAGTAACATACTCACCATGAGGACTAGCTTCACTCCCACCTTCTGATCTTTTCATACCTGCAAAAATAGGAGATTGATGTTGATATGGTTGATAAGAATTGCCTAACCTATCCATAACTTCTGGCCTAACTTGCAATTTTTGATACTGTTCAGGTAATTGAGACACCGTTAACTGAACTTGATTATTAGTAAGAACTTGTTTTGCTACTTGATAAACTTGCTGTGGTAATATTTGAGAAAAAATAGAACTTTCTGCAAGTGCGGTTGGAGTTGCAAAACGAAATGGAATAGTCAAATACCATCCACCACTTTTCTTTTGTTTCTTTTTAGAAGACTTTAAAAACCCTTCTTTTTCATCAAAGGCAGAAATACCTTTTTCCACTGCATTAGGAAGGAAGCCTTTTAATCCTACTACTACATTCTGATTATCAATTTTTTCTACATAAATAGATTGCTGATATTCTTGTCTAGTCTGTTTTAGTTCCTGACCTGCCTTTGCCCTCCATTCCTCTGCAAACCTAAAACTTAATTGATCAAGCATAGTATAAACAAAGAGATCTTGTTGTGCAACGGTAAGTTGCCACTTATTTACAAAATCACTTATATCTATATTTACAGCTACCAATTTCTATTTTATTCTTTATCTTCAGCTTCTGCCACTTCCATTTTACTGGCTTTGCCTTTTTCATAAGCTTCTTGAACTTTATCATATTTTGCCTTTAGTTTATCCGCTTCAGAATGCAGTTTTTCTGACTTTCCTGTTACATCCTCATCGCCTTTTTCTTCACTAAAACCTCTTTTTTCATGTGATCCTTTTGAATCTTCACCTTTATGAGGATCACCAAATTTCTTGTCTGATTCTACTGAATTATCTTTCTTTGATTTTTCAGACTTAAGATTTTTAAAATAATTGACTAAGTCGCTCTTTTTATACCTACCTGTTGTATGGAAATTGTCTAAAGTTGAATTAACAGTCTCTTCATCAAACCCCTCTTCTTTAATTTGATCCACCAAATCTCTATAAGCTTTTCCCATTTTAGATTCAAGGTAGTCTCCTAATTCTTTATCCTTAGGGTCAGTTTTCCCTGCAGGGATTGCACCTCCTTCTTTGACTGGTTGCCAACCTGTTGCAGTTTTTTGGTACTTCTTTCCGGACCACGTCCGGATCTCTCCAACAACTCCACGTTTTCCTTTTTCGATTTTATCAAGAGTGTTAATTCCTCCGAGAAAGATTTCTTCTGTGATCTTTCCTTTTTGAAAGTTATCAACGATTTGATTTTCTATAACTTGTGGGTTTAAAATAGGTTTTTCAAAACCATTAAGATTAGTATAGTCACTTAAACCAATAACATTATCCTTCATTTTTCTTTATTTTACTGAATTATCAAATATGTTTGTTCCTGTATAGTTCAAAGAATCCATAATATAATGAGACTTCCTAGCAATTGCAGAAATTGGAAATAGTTGTATCTGATCTCTGGACTTACTATCTTGTTGATAAGAATTTCTTGAATCATGGTTCAAGTCTAAAACATTATATTGAATTTTGTATAAGTATCTTATACTTATACTATCACCTTCTTTTAAATTAGTATTCAAATATACAATTTTATTTTCTATTATATTGAAGTCCACTCCATTAATTAATACCTGAAGTTTTTGGTCTGTTTCAACAAACAAAAATGCAATATCTACTGAACTTATAGGATAAATAGTATATGAAAACAAATGATCTTCGAAAGCTCTAACTAAAACAACTTCAGCTTCTAATGATTCAGAATCTATTAAAGTTATTTTGTCCATATAAGTCAACTTATTTTTTGCTTGCACAGTTAAAGCTACTGTACCTACTAATTCTGCAGACCATTCTTTATATCTAGTAGACTTATTTATTGATTGAACTATAGCTCTTGTTTTTATCGGATTTATATAAACCCAACCTGTTCCTTGACAGTTCATACAAGAAGCTTGATATTCTTTTGTTCTTTTTGAACAAGGACAAGGTAAAGCTTTCTCTATTACTACATTTAATCCTTTTTCCCAAACTAAAACATCAAAATCAGGAGTTACAAAATCTACCCTAGGTACAGCAGTGATTTGGGGAGGAGCTTGTATGCCTATACTTTTAGCCATTATTTATTCCCTTTCCAATCTTCTGGAATCAAATCTTCTAAATCCAATTCCTTTGCTCTTTTTTTAATCCAAGTTTTTGCTTTATCAGGAGACTTAGCTAACCCTGTACTTTTTATAGCATCTTTCAAATCCTGGGAATTTCTTATAGGAAAAGATCCATCAGGCATTGCTTCCCCTTTTTCACTCAAACTCTTTCTTTCTTTAGTTGGAAAATCAGTTTTGTTTCCTTTCTCTAACTTTTCAATGCCTTTTCCTTCGTCTGAGGTAAGCATTTGCAACTTATAATTCAACTTTGCACCTACTCCATGCAAATCTTGAGCTTTATTCTCAACTGAAGGGATATTGTATTTCTTAGCAAAATTTTGTATTTCAACAGCTAATTGCATAGTTAAATCTGCAGCAAGAAAAGACATTTCAAATTCATATTCAGGTAAACTTTCAATTGTGATACCACCATAATCTTTTTCAGTGTCTCCTATCGTAAATTCTATAATATCATCTTTGATGTCTCCAAAATCAGTATAAGCATCACCTAAAGCTCCATGGTGAGGTTCTGATTTAGTTTCCCTATGACAATGTTCCAAAAGAGTTTGAAGGTTAAACAATTTTGAAACTATTCCTCCAAATTCTTTTTTGAAGTCCAAAACCAAATTAGAAGGGATTTTAGATTTTTCCAATCTATCACCGTAAACATTGGAATGAATACTTTGAATACGTTCCTGTCTACTTTTTAAAATAAAGTCATTTATATTTTCCATTTTACATTGCTGAGATAGTAATTCCTTTATAATATGTTCTTAATCTACTTACTGAAGTCAAAATATCTTTTTTGTAATTGTCTATACGAGCACCATACGCAGCATTGGTTGGGGAATTGGTAGTAGTTATCGATTGAGATAATCCATCCAGAGAAAGTGAGTATCCTGAATAACCACCTATCCCTAATGCTATATCGCCTGCTATGTTGAAAATGGAAATAGCAGCAAGTTTACCTATAATATCTAATAAATCTCTAGGTATTTTGTCAAATCCAGTGCAATATTCAACATGCCAATAATTAGGTATCATTCCGAAGGCTGTCAAAGAAGTATATGGCAATACTCCTGAATATAAAATAGAAGTTCCTTGAGTAGTTACTTCTGCAGATTGAGTAGGAACTACAAATATTCTTCTAAAATAAGTTTCTTTATCAGAACTTAATCTTGAAGTTAACCATCCACTAGGATAATCTAATTGTCTTACTGTTCCTAAAAATCCTGAAGCCTTGAAAGGAGTAACACAAGGGTATGTCGTTTGTATATATCCCCATTGTTTGAACTCATCCAAATAAAAGTCAAGAGATTCTTGAATGATCTGTTTTTTAATTTTTATACCAAAATACTTTTCAACTTCTTGCTGAGCTGATTGAATAAAATGCTCATAGGTACTACTTAGTAATGTTTGGCCAGATCTATCTTGAATTTGAATACCATAAAAATATAAAGCTCTTAACTCTTCAGTAGAAAGTATTTCATCAGTATTCTTTTTATAGGAAATTTCTAAATTTAATACCATCTTTAAAGATTTAATGAAAAATACTCAAACTCAAAAAGGATAGTAGCCTACGAGTTTGAGTATTTTATTTTATTTCTAAACTTTATTTTTAAGAAAAAGCTAACTTAAGAGTTAAGTCAATCAATCCAGCTTTATCTAAGTCTTTATAATTTTTTTGGTCCACTTTGGAAGTGGCTAGTTGTTCTTTCAACTGATCTTCGGTAAGATTCTCCAATTTAGTTCTCAGCTCTTCCCGTTCCCTAGTTTTTGAATCCATCAAAGCTAATTCTGCTTCTGCTTTTGCATCAGAAATAATCTTCACTGCTTCTGCTTTTGCATCAGAAATAATCTTCACTGCTTCTGCTTTTGCGGTCGTAAGAGCTGTCTCAATATCTACAGCCAATTTTGCTTGGTCTTCTGATTGGAATTTCTGTTTTGGATCTACCAATTCGAAAGAAGCAGTAAGAAGTCTAAAAACATCTTTTTCTTCTACTTCTGCTACTCCTTTAGAGTTCACTGTTACTTCAACACCTGAGACGTTCATCTCTTTGTTGAATCTATTCTCTTTTTTAGTTACTAGTTTTATAGTTGCCATATTATTAATTTTTATTTATAGTCTTGAATAAAAGAGGGGAATTGATCCCCTCTTTTATAAAACTTAATTCAATTAAGCTGGAATTTTTGTTCCAATATTGATTATTCTGATAGTCTTTCTTGGTGCATACAAAATAGGAGTACCATACAAAAGAATCATAAAGCGTGAAATAGGTGCAGTGATAGCTAAATTCATCTTCATCATAGGAGCCAATTGTTTGAAAGAGAAAATTTGATCAGCATCCCATTCAACCAAATATGATTCATCAGTATTAGGAATCCTACGGAAACGATCTCTTACTTTATTTACACTTCCATCATAACCATTTGCCACTGAAGTAGCAGGAATATCAAACAATTTATAAAAAGCTACTGAATTATCAGCAGGATTCACTAATGTTTTGTAAATACAATATCCAGTAGCAGCATAAGAACCAGTTCCTGGGGTTATAGTAAGATCGATTGCTTGACCTGCAGTTACAGTTGCCAAAGTTGTAAGAGTCAATGCTGATTCTCCAAAACGATTTTTGGCTGTAACAGCATAGTAATAATCCCCTACTTCAAAATCTCTAATTTTAGATACTTGATCAGAAATAGCTGCTGCAGTTACTGCAGTAGGTGCTGCTGGCGCTTTAGAAGAAGATGCAAGATTTTCTTTTCTCTTACCACCAACTTTCATTGAATTTCTGAAGAAGTTAGATTGAAGAATTTCTACACCACCATTTTGAGTGATAATTTCATTAACACGTTGTCCAAATACTCCGTCTCTTACCATTTGAGGAACCGGATAAATCATCTTCTTATCATGGTAACGAGTTACAAAGTTAGAGAAGATAGAAGGCGGTCCGATTAATGTATTAGCAAGACCAAAATTGTCTACTGAAGTCTTAACTCCATTTTCAATAACCGTATCTGTCAAAACATTTCCTGCACAATCGATAACATGTTCAGAAGACATATAGGCATCGAAAGTTCCATATTCTGATTCTGTTTCATGTTGAGCCAACAAACCATTAAAATGTTCTGGTACAATTCTAGAATCAGCAAATGGGAAGAATTGTTCCATCATCTGCATTACCAAAGAAGCCTTGTTTTTTGTTTCCTGTGCAATCATGTTAGAAACACCTGAACCAGTATTTACCAACTGCATTGGATGGGTAACACCTCCAACAACTCCTAAAAATTTAACCAACTGCGATTTACGTCTGTAAATAGAATCAGCTGATTCAGGAAGTTCACCTTCAACCGTAAAACCACCATCGAAGTTACCATAAGAAACCAATTGATTGTATTCCTCAACTGTATTAGTTGCTGGTTTCTTTGTAACTTTAGAAAAAAGTGGAGTGTGTTTTGGTTGAGAAGTTAAAATCTTCATTGTGTTTTCCAAAGATTCAACTTTCAAAGCAGCACCACTAGCATCTAACATATTGTTAGTCTCTCTACCAGTTATATTCCCAGCAGACATTGCTTTAAAAAGCATTTCTACATCCTGCTGAGAATATTCTCCAGCCATCGACCCATTATAGCCATCCAAGGCTGCATAATCACTTAAGCCTACCATTTTATTTTTTTTAGATTTTTATTTAATAATTTCAATACCTCTTTTCGATTTAATCAAATCAAGTGTAGGCTGACTTAAATGTCCTGAAGCCTCATAAGTCATAATAGTTTGACTTAACCCCTCATCTGAAGAACCGCCTTCTGTATAAATTCCCATTAGAATATCAGAAATCTTTCCCTTTTCCAATGAAGAAACTTTTTTGGTTTGTTCTCCTGAATTATTTGGTTCTTCAAGTCCATTGAAACCCATCGATTTGACTAACTGATTAAAATTTTGAGCAGAACGTCTTTCCAAAGGTGCATTCAAAAACTCATCTATTTTCTCAGACAAATTCTCAATGGTTGAGTGTTGAGATTTAGCAAGGGTTGCTAAATGACCTACTGTCTTTTCTAAATAATCAAGTTTTTTAGATTTTTCCAATGACTCCTGAGTTGCTTCCTCTTTAGGTTCTGGATCAGGTTCATCACTTTCCTTCGACTTTTTAAGAGATCCAGGCATAGAGCATTTTTCCAACTCTTTTTCTAAATCTTCTGTCTCTTTTTTGGCTTTACTGATCTTCTCTTTCAACTCGGATTTCTTTTTATCTAAGTCGTTAGCTTCTGATCCACCACCATTTTGTTCTGAGCCCGGAAGGGTTTCAGTTACTTCTCCTTTAATAAGAGAATCTGGAACTGGAATTTCCATGTAATTTAAGGCTTCAATAAGTTCTTGTTTTGGTACTTTTGCCATCGATTTAATTTTTTAATAGAATAAAAATATATTTAATTTCTCAAACTACAAACTATTTTTTAGTTTTTCTTTTAATTCTTCTAAAAGTTCATCAGAAATCTGTCCTTCCTTATGAGCTTTTACTAATTTAACCACAGATTTTTGTTTGTTCCCTTCTACATCTTCTTTTATAAGTGAAGATGTATTTTCAGTACTTAGAGATTTTTCCACTTTCCAGTTGAAATCTTTAAGTATCTTAATACTGTTCCCTTCACCATCAGTAAAATGAAGTAAACAATCTTCTGGTTCTTCATATTCTAATAATTCAGGACTTTGATACAATACTTCTCCTTTTTTGGACTTTTCCATCAACTCAGCCCAAGTATTCCCATTTTTAGGAAAGGGGCAAAGGGCGATAGAAGTAACTTTTGCTTTGGTTGGCATTTTAGTAAGTAAATCTCTTTCTAAGACTTCACCTTCCACTGAAATCCCTAATCTGTTACCATTCGGAGATTTTTTAAGTTTCTTCATTAACTCGATTGTACTTTTACCTTTACCTGAGTTATAGATTAACCCATTCACGTAAACACTACCATCTTCGATACTAACCCCTGTCTGTTCTCCTATAATGTCATCAGGGTTCTTACCATGATCCCAATTTACATACTTAAATTCTGAGAAATCAAATACTTCAGGTTTTAAAGATTCACCGTCTGAATCTTTCGAAGCATCAGAAGCTTTTCCTTTAAAACTATAAGTTGACTTCCCTTCTTTTTCAGACTTTATTAAGTCTGAGACAGGGATAAAAAAATTAAAAGGGTTACTTGACATCATAATTTAATTATTTTCTTTTTCAGAATTTAGTTCATTAAACTTTTTATGAATAGGACAAGGACATGTTTCAAAGTATGAACAACTTTTCCCATGTGCCATAGAGATTTCAAGAATTACATTCCTATCTTCTATCAAAAGACGAGTTCTATTGGCTTTTTCAAGTAACTCTATTCTTCTGTAAGCTTCTTCCAACTGTCCTCTCATTTGACCTATAATATCACTAAGTTCTTTTACTTTATTAGAACTAAATAATTTTTTTATTATTGCATATATGCCTCCACCCCCTACTAATAAAGTTGCCCCTTGTAAAACTGTAACTAGATTTATATCCATACTTTTTTGTAATTTTATCAATTTCAGTTAAGCTTCTTATTAACTCTTTAAAATCTTCATTCGTTATCTCGTTGCAATTACCATTTTCAATCCATTTTGCAATACTTCTTAATATTATAGATAACTCTTTTATAGATGCGTCCATTAGCTGTGATTAGTATAACAAATGTGATTAACGCAATTATTGATATTGCAGCACAAATATATAGATAATAATTTAATTCATAACCAAAATTATAAAAAGTTTCTATAGATAAAACCAAACTCATAGAAACAATTAAAATTCTATGCCATAAACAAAATCTTAAATTTAAAGATAAAATGAATAGTATAATATTAATATAAAAACTTTGACCTATGAATGTATAGGCGAAATCTTTAATTATTAAATTATTAATATATCCAACCATCATAAACGATATATACACATTCATAACAACTGGATAATATTTTATCAATTTTATCAATAACTTTCTACACATCTTGCTTTGGTGGTGGGTTAACAGTACCACCTCCAGTGCGTGGAACTGCATCTTCTTCTTTTCTCATAATTTAATCTAATATAAAAGTTATTTTTAATTTTATAAGATTTCTTTTAGTCAAATGGGATCGACAGTAGTTTCTGAAACTTTTTCAGAACTTTTTACATTTATAGTATCTGAAGAAGGTTCAACTTCAGTTTCTGGATCAACCCAATTTTTAATTTTAGACTCTAAGTCTAACAAATTAGTTTGATTATCTAAAGCTTCTTTTTTCTTTTCATCCAACACTAAAGTCTGATCCCTTAAAGATCTAGTTGTATTTTCTACAAGAGTTTGTTGATCTTTAACGCAAGAGTCCAAAGATTCTTGTTTATCCCTAAACTCAAAATAAGCATCTGTTAATTCTTTCAATTTCATGTTCTTAATTTTTAGTCAAACTTCTTTATTAGTTTCTTCTTGTTTATCCAGTGATCCAGTTTTCCCTTTTACAAAGGTGAGAATATCTTGCACAGTTGCCAAACCAAGTAATAATGCAATCAAAGATACAAAACACCACACTAGTTGAGTTACTACAGTTTCAGATTTTATAGAAAAAAACATAGCTAAAAAAATCAAAACTATTAATGCTACACTGAATAGAAATGCAATTACTCTCTTTTCTGATTCAGGAGCTCCTGAACCTTTAAAAATACCTGCAACAAAAGAGCAAGTTTTAATAAAAAAATCTTGCCAAAATGCAAAGACTCTTTGAATCCAATTTTTTGTTTCCATTATGTTTATATTTAAAAATTAATACCCTTCTATAATACCGATCCCTATCGCTGAGGATGATCCTGTAATGGTCATTTGTGTTGTTGACGTTGTCACCCCTGCTGCGCCTGCACTTACTGCAGATGCCGTTACAACAGGTGTGTGCGCGAATGGCGTGGGGAATGTATAAGTAGCCGTTCCATTTAGTGACGTAAATATTACTATTGCCTTTTTATATCCTGCGCCAGAGAAAGGTTGATTAAATACAGCTGATCCGGAAGTACTACCGGAAATAGTAGTTGAGTTCAACCCTATATTCACGACTTGACCAGCGCTAACAGTCAAGGCGGCGGTAAGATCACCAGTTGTGACAGTTCCTGGGGTTGAAATATCACCATCTACATATAGATCTCCGCCTATAGCCTCACCGCCGGATACCACTAGTGCGCCTGTTGTTGACGAGGTCGTTGGAGTTGTTGACGTAATGTTAACATTACCCGTCGTTCTTTCCATAGAAAGTCGAGTACTTCCTTCTTGCCCATCATATATGATATAATTAGTACCATTATAATACGCTCCAATTCCATAAGACCCAGAAGTTCTAGACCCAAGATAGTAATCTTTATTTACCGGTAATATCAACCCCCCACCATCATCGCTAGTCAAACTATTCACGAAACTAGCCCCGTTCCATTTTGGAATATAGTTTGTTGATAAAGCAGAAGTAAGATTATTTCCGTTTAATAAAAAGCCTGTTGAATTTACGGTTGAGGTGAATGTTGCTGCGCCGGCATTATTGAATATTAGTTTAGGAGTTATTGTCCCGGCGGCTACAGTAGCCATTCCATATGCGTCCGAAGATCCTGAAATTGCGTCAGGAAACATACCAACAAACCAATCGTGGCTTGTCGCTCCACTAAAATATTGACCTGAATAATTTGTATTAGAAAGGGCAGCACCTAAAAAATACTGAGCTGTATTCGTAGGAGATGGTATTGAGGAACTGTACTTCTGAGTGTTAATGGTTCCTGTAATAGTTCCTCCCGATAAAGGTAAATAAGACGTCCAAGGTGTATCAATAATGCCATAACCTGAAATAGTAGTTGGGTGGGAGTCATACCCCCACGATTTACCTGTAGTAATCCCAAAGCCAGGGAATGACACTTTATTATTGAATATATTAAAATCATTTTGGTATAATAAGCCACTTGATGTTGTGCTAGCATAAGATATATCCAATGAAATGCCTGAACCTATTACTGACCCGGTACCATTTCCGATGGTAAGCCCCCCGGTAGTTGTAGTAAAGTTTCCTAATGTCAAAGCGTTTTGTTTGCTTTTCAATGCCGGAATTAACCCAACTACCTGCGCCTGTTGTATAGTTCCTTGAGCAAATGTTTCACTTAACAAAGTAAATGAGAGAAATAAAAAATAAATTAATCGCTTCATAGTTTGTAATATAGAATTGTTATTATATTTCCCGTATAAGGAGCAACAATGAATGTAATTGTTTTTGCTATAGAATTTGTAGTGAATCTAGCCAGTGAACCTCCATCATAAGCAACTATCACTTTTGTAAAATCTGTTGTTGCATCCAAATTGAATGTAGTCGTACCTGTTATAGTTCCAGAATCATCAGAAATTCCATCAGCACCTGTAATCTCCATTTTTTGAAGAATAGTTTTACTAAGTTCTATTTTAGTTGCATAAGTTATAGAAAGATTTTGAAGAACTGCGAAGTCTTCTTTTGAAAGTAATCCATTTTCTGTAAGTGTTGCCAATGCAGTAACTCCGCCTAAAGCATCCCATAATGTTGAATCATAAGGATGAGTTTCATCTACAGTATCTCCTATATAGGCATAATTCATGCCTGTATCTTCTAGATTATAAACGTCTCCATTAGCAGGGTTTGTTGGTAAACTTGAAAAGTCTTCTCTACTACCTTTAGCCCTAAAAACGGAACCAACAGTATTATTTAGTTGAGCTATAGTTGCATAAGTTTCATGTATCACCCGACCTAACATATCAGATGTAGTTGCTGAAGAAAACGCAGAATTAATAGCTGCTGTTGCTGTTTCTGCAAACTGTACTGATTTTATAGCTGTATTTCCAACAAAATCAGAAGACAACATATATTTGGTTAGTTCTGTTTTTTGTGCATAAGTTGAAGCTGCTTCTGATTTTAATAAAAAACCATCTGTGACTGTATATTCTGCTATCCTAATAGGTCTAACACCTAAACTTCCATCTTTACTTCCTGAACCACTTCCTGAATTATCTAATTTCTGAAAAAAGACATTAGTATCATCTTCAGTACTTGTCCAGTATCCTGAAGAATTTAAAGTTCCTAGAAATCCAGCTAATGGTGATGTTGAGTTCAAAGTTGCCGCCAGAACCATTTCATTTTTAGATCCTAAAAATCCATCTCCTTCAGTAAAATAGTTTTTGCATATTTCTGTAGCATATATATTATCTGCAGAAGGGTTAGTATTTGCTTCTAAAACAGCTAATATTTTTCTTGTATTTTCTTTGCCTTGTCCTACATCAGGTAATGTAGTTCCTATTACTTCCATGTGATAGAAAGTCCCATCGAAAGACGAAGGCCATGCCCAACGACAAGTTGCAGCATCTGAAGCAGCCATGATCATAACCTTGGTTTTGCCTTCCTCATAATCTACATCTCCTGCTTGTAATACTTTTATGATTTTACCACCACCAAAAGTTTCGCCTAACGTAGGTATAGCTGGTTGGGGGGTAAAAATATTCTTAAAAGAATAAACTTGACCTTGATAAGTAAAAGAAAACTTATTTAATTCTATTTCAGACATTTTCTTAAAATTAAATTGGATAACCTGAACCTACTAAATTTTCTGCAGGCAAACCATACATTGTAGCTATCATATCTTTGTAAGGTTCATTTTCTAACAAGTCAGTTGGTATTTCTATAATGTTTTCAAAATTATCTTTCAGATTCATTAGTAAATCTAATTCTCCTATTTTACTCAAATCAATCCACTCATATTGCTGCAACTCACGTTCTTCCAAAATAATATTTGTTAGAGAATCGTTTATTTTTGTGCAGAAGTAATTTATAAGGACTTTGGTATCTTCATAAATACCTACGAGACACACAAATTTTTTATCAATAACTAAACTTAATTCTTCTTCCACTTCTCTTATAGCAGACAATAATGGATCTTCCGCGGGTTCAACATGACCTCCTGGTAAAGCATATTTTCCAGGCTCAAATTCATCCTCTTTATTTCTTTTTACAAATAAAACTTTGTTGTCTTGGTTAAAGATTATCATATCAGAATAATTAGTTCTATTATCTTTAACCATATACTTTTTTCCTTCAGTTTCTACTTCCTTGAATTTTAAAGAACTTGTTTTGGCTTTCTCTAGTAATTCTGTTGTTATTGTTCCTTCTCTATGACCTTTTACCAAGGTTAATAAAGTTTCTTTAAAATTCTCAGAAGGAATTATACAAGAATAGTTTTCAAAATTTTTAAGTAAGCCATTCTTATTAACCATAGTTTGCAAATCCTTTTTTGATTTTTCCAATTTCCCTTTCATCATAGAAATTTCTTTTAATAAAGAGGAATTGTATTCCTCCATTTCTATTTGATACTCAGATGAAAGTATTTGAGAGAAACCGTTACCTTTCTTTAAAGAATTTTGACATTCTTTTATTGAAAGAGCTAAGGTGTCAAGTCTTGATCTACCTTTCGATATAGTTTCATTAAGGGACTTTTCGTCTCTTATAATTGAGTTCTTTAAATCTATATATTCTTTAATCATAGTCTCTTAATAAACTTATTATAAATCAAATCTGTGTATAAATATACACATCATCATATCCAGGAGTCACAGAATTAATAACCATAGAAGTTACATCTTTATTTAAAGCAGTAATTACCGCCCATGCATCCATAAAAGGCACATTCGTATTAGAAACTGCACTTGTCCCATCACTATAATGGATAAGAACATTTACAACTAAATTAGAATTTACATTTTGTTGAAAAATTATTTTATGATCTCTAGGACCAGTACTTGCAATGTAATAACCATTTACTATAAGTTTAGTTTCTTGAGTAATAGTTATTTCTAATGTCTCACCTGAAACATTTTGAGTTAAAACTATATTTCCCAATCTACTACCAGTTTCTGGATTATCAATCCAACTTGTAATTTTAAGTAAAGTTTGGCTAATTTTACTTACTGTTAACCATGAGGGGAAACTTGTTATACTCCAATCTATCAAGTCTGCTCCAATGGAAGATACCACACCAAACTCTATGTCTGCCGATAAATTAGCTTCTCCTGGAATTGTAGTTGAAGTGGCTGACCCACTCGATAGTGTGAATACCACTATATTACTTACTTCACATGTATCTCCCAAACTCCCTTTATATCTCCCTACCACTACTCCATCTTGATACAATAAAACAGAAGTTGAAGTGTTAGTAGTAGTTACATCGTATCTCTCAACTATATCATATAACTGAGAGTATGTTTTTGTTTGTCCAGGAGGAAATTCTGTATCTGCACTAACAGTAGACAAAACTTTTGCAGCTTGCTTTAATCCTGCAGAAGAGATTGGAACACCATCCACTGAAAGTGAATTACATTCCAATCCATTTCTATCTAACAACTTTGAATTGTCAGTAGAAGCAACTGCTAAAATACTTCTTACTATTTGCCAACCTGTATTTGCCATGTTTTCTTATTAAACAGCTTTATATACTAATACTGGAGTAGGCTGTTTAGTAGTAACAATTATCAAATTACCACTATCAACCCAACTGTCTGCTATAGTCAAAAGAACATTAGATAGATTTGGAACAGTTATATCGGAAATAGCTAAAGTGAAGTTATCATTTCCATTATCAGTCAACTCCCCTTTTGTAGCCCCATCTAAAGTTATTAAGTCTGCAGTAAAACTGGCTACTCCTAAAGGTAAAGTTATATCTATCCCTGTTGAAGAAGTCAAATCCCCAAATTCATCAGCAACTTTACCACCACTTTGAACAGCTGAATAAGTTACTTCTACAATTGGGAGATTATAAACTTCCGCAACTGCATTGCCTATAGCTCCGTAAACCACTGAACCGACCGACCACTTATCTATAGAAATTAAAAGGTTTTCTTTATTAGGGATGACTAGATCGCTAATCTGTAAAGTCCATTCCAAGTTACCAGGAGCAGGCGCACCAACATTAACTAAAGTTGCACCTTCAATTTTTACACTTTGAGTGGTCAATCCAAGTATTGGTTTATCGAAAGTTAAAACTATTCCTAGTGAAGCTACTTCACCATCTGTGCCTCCATACTCATGTGCTGTAAAATGAGAAAGAATAATACTATCTCCCATAAGTATTATATTATCTTCAACACTTGACAATACTAAACCCAAACTTCTAGCTAGTTCTTTCAAGTATTGAATTGTAGTGACCCAAGGAGTCGGTATGTCTAATCCTATTTCTATAGAAAATGGAAGATCTTCTGAATAAACTTCATAAACTGTACAGTTATCAGAGTTTAAACTTTCTGCGTCTACCTTTACATGAACATCTTTAAACCCAGTATAGTTATTACTAGGATCTGTAAATCTTAGTGTTTTCATTATTTTTTATTTGAATGTAGTGTAAATATATAAAAAATGTCAGTATAAACAATATTAAACGTAGAATATCTTGTCGCCTACCGTAATTTTTATTTCGCCTTTTATCTTTCTTGCTTCTTCAACCCTTGTCTTTGGTATTGTGAATACTTGTTTCTCTCTACTCCACTCATCTCCTTTGATATATTTTTCTAATTCACAACGACAAAATGGGTGAGTGGTACCAACAACAGGTTTCCAATCTTTTTGAGTTCTGCCTATGTTGGTACCATTGGCTATCAGTTCACTCATTTTATAAACTATAGGTTCAGAACCTATACCCTTAGATAAGTAAAGTTGAATACAACTTCTACATGCTCCTGCATAAACATTTTTGAAAACTAATAAATCTTCACCATCACTTGTCTCTTCTGCGAATGCTGCAAGTTTACCATATTGATAAATATCTTGCAATTCAGTTTCAGCTATTCTTCCTAAATCTCTTTCCCAGTTTTCTGTCTTATGACCTAATTCCAAAACTAATTCTTGTTTAGTTCTGTTTTCTATTGTAGAAACTTTCATCTCCTCACTTAGTAGATCTTTAAAGGATTGATCCATCCTCCATTTCAAGTTTCTATCATTAAGTAATAACTGAATCTCTGTTTTTACTTTATTTGCTTCTTTTAGTATTGAATTTGCTAATTTGTTTTCCAATAAGTCTAAGATATTTACCTCAGCTTTTGACAAAGGTACATATTGACCCCTTCTTAAATATTTTAAAAAGTCATTATAGTCAACTTTCTTTGCTTGATCACGTAAAGAAGCAGCAAGTTTCCCGAACAAATATGCTTTTTTAGTGGGGGTAAATTGAGGCAACTTTACTTTTTCTGTATCTATACCATACTTTTTTAATATCTTTTTGTCTCCTTTAGTTAAGAATTTGGTACCAATATTATAGATACAGAAATGGAGATGTTGAAAATCAACCATCTCCATAACTTGTTCTATTTTTTCTTTGCTAAAAATCATTGTGTCAAACCTAATGCTGATCGATCCAAATACTCTTTCTTTTCCTTTATATTCTTCTTGTAATCTTCAGTTGACCTTTTCTTAAGGGAAAGTTGTTTGTCTTTCAAAGACATAGAAGAAAACTTTGCGAAAGTATTATTTTCTTGACCCAAGACTTTGGTATTATTACTACCACAATTTGGGCAAGGCACGTGGAGTAATTCACTATATCTTAATTCTGAGTCAAATTGAAACTTACCACTTCCTTCACAAGTGAAACACACACAATTATATCTTGTCATCCTATTATTACTTTTATTCTTTTTCTTTCAACTATTCTATCTGAAAGTCCATTGGTACCCCCATTTACTCTAATACACTTGGCTTTAAACATTTCATCTTCCGAATCGAATTTCTTTTTAGAAATTGGCATTACAAT